GTGATCTTCAGACTGTAAGCGTAAGTTTCCAAACAAGTGGAGCAATTACTTCTGCCGCTTAATAGGGGTTAATCACAAAAGGAAAAAACCGTGACGTATGCCGTTCCTGGCCCAATTCGCACAAATATAGTCAGTTCTACCTTCGTCGGTGGGACTGACAGCCCCTTTACACGCACTCGTGCTGTATTGGATATGGTGAAAGGCTGGGAAATTATGAAGGCGGTAACGTTAGGGACTGAATATTTGCGAGATAACTCTCAGGCGTTCTTACCTTTAGAACCAAGAGAAGATTACACAGCCTACCAAGCAAGAGTTGATCGAGCTGTATTTTCTCCTTACACACAGAGACTCGTTAGAGCCGCTACTGGTTTGATTTTACGCAAGCCAATTAGTATTACGGGTGATCCATATTGGACAGAAGAGTTTATAAAAGATGTTGATGGTTGTGGTTCTGATTTAGATGAATACGCAAGAAGATTAATACTTTGTTCGTTAACTTATGGGCAAAGTCATGTACTTGTTGACTATCCTGCACCTACTGGGGCTGTTAGTTTAGCGGAAGAAAGAGCTTTAGGGCGTAGACCTTATTGGATAGAGGTTGATCCTGCCAATATTTATGGCTGGAGATTAGATAGGGAGTCTAATTACGGCAAATTAATACAAATAAGAATCGCTGAGAAAGCAATCGTACCAACGGGAGAGTTCGGTGAAAAAGTTTATGATCAAGTTAGAGTAATTGAACCTGGGAAATATAGAATTTACCGTAAAAAAGAGGCTGAGAAGGCATTATATACAGTAAATGATAGTACTTATTCAGGAAATGTTGAAGGCCCAGATAACAATAATGACTATGAATTAGTAGAATCAGGTGATTACTCTTTAGGTGAAATACCTCTAACAACTATTTATGCAGGGAAGACAGATACTTTAACAAGTAAGCCACCTTTGTTAGATATTGCTTACTTAAATCTTGCACATTTCCAACGACAAGCTGACTTAATACATAGTTTGCATGTAGCGTCACAACCGATGCTTGTAATGGAAGGTTGGGATGATCAAACGAAA